TGTCGCCGGCGGCTCCTATCAGCCGCGCCGCGACGATGAGATCCAGCTTCTCGCGCTGCAGGCGATCTACGACTATTGGGTCGTGAACAACAATGAGGCGTCGTCGGCCGGCGTCAAGATGATCGAGCCGGCCTTCATGTCGGTGTGGAACTGGGACGCGCGGCCATTCCCGACCTTTCCGCAACGAAGCGACGTCGGGGGCGATACGGGCAATTGGGCGACGGGCGATTGGATTTCGGGCAAGGGCCCGTTTCTGACGCCGCTCGAACCCGATGCGCCGCCGACGTCCGGCGCGCTTCCGTCCTTCCCGTCGATCCTCGGACAAGGATGGTCGGTGATCTATCGGCCGCTCTTTACGACGGGCGTCGCCGATCATGTCTCCGGTCGCGAGAGCCGTTGGGCGAAACTCGCCACGCCGATCGTCGAGATCGAGCTCACCTTCGATCTGTTGCGCATGGACGATCCCCCGCAGGATTTCGCGACGCTCTTCGGCTTCTACGACATGATGCAAGGGCGGACCGGCGTCTTCACCTTTCCGATCGACGCGAGTCTCGGCCTTGTGTCGACGCTCAACTGCCGCTTCGCCGATGACAGCGAGGACCTCGAAGAGTTCATGACGCGACTCTGGACGCTGCAATCCCTGAAGCTGAGAAGCGTGAAGTGACGAGGCTTCATCCGTGCCGCGTCACGGCCGGGCTTGACGGCCATCCACGCGCCGCGCTGAGTCTGGATGCCCGGATCAAGTCCGGGCATGACGGTTGGAAGGTGAGCAACAGGTGACCACACCTCCGTCATTTCCCGCGCTCGCCGGCCAAGGTTGGTCCGTGCATAAGCGGCCGACGTTCTCGACGCGCGTCGCGAGCCATGTATCGGGGCGCGAGGTGCGCCAGCCCCTTTATGCTTACACGCTCTATGAATTCGAATTGACCTTTGACGGGCTTGCGTCGGGCACCGCCTATCCCGGCCTTGGCAACGCCTCTTTGCAGAGCCTCATGGGCCTTTATCTGCAGAGCGAAGGCCAATATGGCACCTTCATCTATACCGACCCGACCGACAATGCGGTGACGGGCCAAGGCATCGCGACGGGCGATGGCACAACGACCGCCTTCACCTTCATCCGCGCGCTCGGCGGATTCGTCGAGCCCGTCTCCTGGGTCTCGTCTGTGGCCAATGTTTTTGTGAACGGCACTGTGCAGGCGAACGGCTGGAGTCTTGTGCAGCCGAATACGCTGAGCTTCACCTCCGCGCCTGAGAGCGGCCAGGTGATCACCGCCGATTTTTCTTATGCGTTTCTCTGCCGCTTTCTCGACGACCAGACGGATTTCGAGGAATTCATGAACGGGCTTTGGCAGATGCAAAGCCTGAAGTTCAGGAGCGTGAAACCGTGAAATCCGCTTCCCCTGCGCTCGTCACATACCTCAACGGCTTGAGGGCGCAGACCGATACGCCGGTGCTCTTCGCCGATTGCTTCACCTTCACGCTGCTCTCGGGTCTCATCCTCACCTATACCAATGCCGATGTGCCGATCGCGCTTAACGGATATACCTATCTCGCGAATTCCGTGCTGGTCGATGGGCTACATTATAAATGCTCGATCGGTCTCGATGTCGATCAACAGAAAATCACGCTCGCCGCGCGGCCAACCGATACGGTCGAAGGCGTGCCATTCCTCCAGGCTCTGCGCAACGGTGTTTTCGACGGCTGTAAAATTCAGCGCGAGCGCGCCTTCCTTACGAGTTGGACGGCGGCGCCGATCGGCAGCGTCATTCTTTTCAAAGGAAGGTTCGGCGCGATCGACTCGGTCGGCCGTACAGCCGCAGAGGTGACGGTCAATTCCGATCTCGTCTTGCTCGACATCAACATGCCGCGCAATCTCTATTCGCCCGCCTGCGTGCATGTGCTTTACGATTCGGGTTGCGGCTTGGTGAAGAACGCTTTCGGCACCAACGGCAGCGTTGGCTCAGGCTCGACCAACATTCTCATCAATTGGTCGGGCGCGACATCGGCCTATGCGCAAGGCTCGATCACCTTCACTTCGGGGATCAATGCGGGAAAGACCGCGACGGTCAAATCGGCGGGCTCGGGCGCGCTTCAGCTCGCCTATCCGCTGTTGAATGCGCCGGCGCCAGGCGATGCCTTCACAGTCTATCAGGGCTGCGACCACACGATGGGAACCTGCAAGGCGAAGTTCAGCAATCTCGCCAATTTCCGCGGCTTTCCCTTCATTCCGCCGCCGACCTTCGCGGTCTGACGTCTGCTGCTTTCTCGATGATGTCTTGAGGTCCAGTCATGACCGAGGCCGAAGAACGCGCTTCTGTCGTTGCCGAGGCGCGCACATGGATCGGCACGCCTTATCATAATTGCGCCGACGTGCGCGGCGTCGGTGTCGATTGCGGCATGCTGATCGTCCGCGCCTTTGTCGATGCTGGTCTTTGCGCGCCCTTTGATCCGCGGCCTTATCCGCCAGATTGGCATCTGCATCGCGGCGAGGAGCGTTATCTCGGCTTTGTCTTCGATCGCTGTGCGGAGATCGAAACAGAAGCGGGCGAACTTCCGCGCGACGGCGATGTCGCCGTCTTCCGCTATGGCCGATGCTACAGCCACGGCGGCATCGTAACGAAAGCGGCGTCCAAAAAAGAAGATGTGACGATCGTTCACGCCTTTTGGCCGGCGAAAATCGTGCTCGAGGAACCGTTGAATAGAAACGTCCAGCTCTCCGCGCCCTCGCGCGCGGTGCGTTTCTTCAGCTATTGGAAAAAGGCGCGCGCGTCCTCATGAGCTTCCTGCGCACGGCGAGCCAAACCGTTGCAACGCCCGTCTATACGGGCCTGCAGCTGCAAACGTCGAGCGGCGCGATTCCGATCGCGATTGTCTATGGTGTCAACAAAATCGCGCCGAATATTGTGTGGAACGGCAATTTTCAGGCGCATTCCGGCGGGGGCAAGGGCAGCGGCGGCGGCAAGGGCGGTGGCAGTGGTGGTGGTGGTGGTGGCAAAGGCGGCTCAAATCCGACATCCTACTCGACGGCGATCATCTTAGGTCTCTGCGAAGGTCCCATCGGCTCTATAAGCGCGGTCTGGGACAATTCGACGATCGCGCCGTTGTCGGACGTCGCTTCTATGTCATCGCCCGGTTTTTTCAACGGCGCGACACCGCAAACTGTCTGGAGCTATCTCTCGGGGAATTTTCCGGGCGAGGCGCTCGCCTATAACGGCACGGCGCTAATCGTCGACTATCAGATTTCCCTTGGTGCCTCGGCGACAGTCGATGCCTATTCCTTCGAGGTTCAAGCGGTTCTGCATGGCTCCGGCTTTAACGGCTATGACGCCGATCCGGCGCTCGTGATTCAGGATTTCCTGACCAATGCGCAATATGGCATCGGCTTTCCCGCGGCGAGCATCGATGCGACGACGCTCTTGGGGTCGAGCGGCGATTCCTCTTATCAAAGCTATTGCAAGGCCGTCGGACTTACGCTCTCCCCGGCACTCGTCAATCAGGAAGCCGCGAATGCGGTTGTCGCGCGCTGGCTACAGCTGACGAACACGGCAGCCGTCTGGTCGAGCGGCGTGTTGAAGTTCATTCCCTATGGTGATTCCGCCGTGACGGGGCCGCTCTATACGGGCGGCGGCATCGGTTTCGGTACGTCCAATGCTTCGCAGAGCTATTCCTATGTCGGCTCGCCGAAAGTGCGGGTTGGAACCTGCAACTTCAATCCGAATCTGACGCCCGTCTATAATCTCTGTGACGATGATTTCATTGCAACGGACGGCGACGATCCGGTCCAAGTCGAGCGCAGCGATCCCTATGCCGCGCATAATATGCAGACTCTGGAGATCAGCCAAAGAACAAATTACTACGACGCGACGCCGATCACCGTCTTCGACCAGAATGCGATCGAGCTTTATGGGCTCAGAATCGCTTCGACGATCACCGCGCATGAGATCTGCGATGCCGGGATCGCGCAGACGGCGGCACAGCTCATTTTGCAACGCGGGCTCTATATCCGCAATCACTACACCTTCAAGCTCTCGTGGGAATATTGCCTGCTCGAGCCGATGGACCTTGTCACCCTCTCGGATGCCAATCTCGGTCTCTCCAATGCTGTCGTGCGCATCATCGAAGTCGAGGAAGCGGACGACGGCATTCTGACTTTCACGGCGGAGGAATTCCCAGCAGGCATCGCGACAGCCGTTGCCTATCCGGTCCAGACGCAAACCTCCTCAACGATTGCGACGAACGGCAGTCCGGGTCCCATCAATCCGCCGCTGATCTTCGAACCGCCGTCCGCGCTCACGGGCGGATCGCCGCAAGTCTGGGCCGTGGTGACGGGTGGCGTGCCCTCGGCCTATAAGCTCGCTGAGACGGCGGCGAGCGGCGTTCATCAATGCTCGATGATCATGGCCTCTCAGGCGAGCGGCACGCTCATCAGTTTCGTGGTCGATGTGCAGGCGGTCGAACGCTCGGCCTGCGTTCTTGAGATTGACAATGGCAGCGCGACGCTCGGCTGCGTCTTCGATCTCGTCGCGGTGACCGCGACACCCGGATCAAGCGTGACATCGGCATCGATCATCGTGCAAACCGGCGGCTGGTATCAGCTCTCGATGAGCTGCACCATGGCTGCGACCGCGACGCCCGTTCTGACGATCGGGCTCGAGAGCGGCGCCGCATCGAGTTACGCCGGGACGAGCGGGTCTGAACTTTATTTTTGGAATACGAGCTTCGCGGCGGGGAGCGAGGTGGGTGCCACGCTGCCGGCCTTCACCTCGGTGACCGGCGCGACAGTTGCCACAGCCTCGGTGACGACGCCGCTCGGGCAAGCCGGCACCGCCAATGCCAATTGGGGCGGCGCGAATATCTGGGTTTCGCTCGATGGCGCGTCGTACACGCAGATCGGCAGCATCGTCGCCGGTGCCAAACAAGGCGTGCTGAGCGCTGCTCTTGCCGCGCCGACGAGCGCCAATCCGGACGTCACCAACACGCTGTCGGTCAATCTCGCCGAAAGTGGCGGCACGCTTTCGAGTACATCGACAACGGGCGCGCAGAATGCCACGACGCTCGCGATCGTCGACAATGAGCTCTTGTCGTTCGAGACGGCGACGCTGACGAGCACCGACTGTTACGATCTGACGACGCTTTATCGCGGGCTTTATGGAACGGTGGCGACATCGCACACCTCTGGCGCGCCCTTCGCGCGGCTGGACACTGCGATTTTCGAATATGACCTTCCGGCCAATTACATCGGCCAGACGATCTATCTCAAGTTCCAAAGCTTCAACATCTTCGGCGGCGGCTTTCAGGATCTCTCGGCCTGCGCGGTCTATAGCTTCATGCCGACAGGCCAGGGCGTCAGCGATCCCATTACGGCGCAACTTGCGACGCACGTCGCGCTCGATCTCGGTCTTGTGACGCAGACGCCGGTCGCAGCCTCCGGCGATCTCGGCGGCCTCGTCGGCGCCATTCTCGATGCCATCGATCTAGGAATAGCTTCATGAGCGAGCAATTACAATTGCGCCGCGGAACGGCCGCGCAGGTTGCGGCCTTCACCGGCGCACAGGGTGAGGCGATTGTCGATACAACGAACAATCGGCTTGTCGTACAAGACGGCGCGACGGCCGGTGGTTTCCCGGCCGCGAAACTCTCCGAAGTTGTCACCAATACGCGAACGCAGGTCAGCGATGCGGCCTATAGCGTGCAGACGACCGATCGCATGGTGGCCTTTATCGCGCTGACGGCGGCGCGACTCGTTTCTCTGCCTGCGGCAGCGAGCTTTCCCACCGGCATGCGCCTGATCGTCATCGACGAATCGGGCGCCTGTTCCGCGACCAACACGATCACCGTAACTGCGGCGGGAACCGATCTAATCAACGGCCTCGCAACTGCGGGAATTTCGAGCGCCTATGGCTTCGTCGCCATCGAAAGCAATGGGTCCGGCAAATGGACAATCGTCGATCAGGCGGGCGCGACGCTCGGCAATTTTGGAGCGGTTGGCATTGGAACAGCGGCCGACCCGACAAATCCCTTGAGCGTCACCGCCAATAACGTGCTTTTCAATGAGCTTGCGACGGGCGCCGGTGGCACTGGCGACTTTCGTATCAAGCTCAACAAAGCCTCGTCCACCAATACGGCCTCGACTCAATATCAGGACGGCTTCACGGGTCATGCCGAAGTCGGCCTTTGCGGCGACGATAACTTCCATTTCAAAGTCTCGCCGGATGGGTCGAGCTGGCAGGACGCGCTGGTCCTCAATGCCGCGACCGGCGTCGCGACATTCGTAGGCGCGACATTCAACGGGACTGCCCAACTTGCGGCCGGTACGGCGACAGCAGCGCCGCTGACTTTCGCATCTGGCACCAATCTGACCAGCCCGGCTGCTGGCGCCGTGGAATATGACGGAACGGCGTTTTACGCGACGGTCGCTGCGAATGAGCGCGGCGTCGTGTCCGCCGAGCAAATCCAAGTTCTGTCGTCAGCCTATACGCTGACCTCGCAAACGGCAGCACAGAAACTTTTCAACGCATCGACAAGCGGCGCGATCACGCTGGCGGCCGGAACCTATCAATTCGAATGCGTTTTCTCACTCTCGTCGATGAGCGCGACGTCGGGCTCGTTCGGCTTCGCGCTCGGCGGGACCGCGACGTTTACTCAGGCGTGG